GGTTCTGGAAGATAGCCGGGCCGACCGCTGGCTGATCGGTCTGGAACCCGGTATCGAGCGTCATGTTTTTGCTGGCCTTCTGCGCCAGCGGCAGCCAGTCTGGGTAATCGATGATTGGCATCAGCCCTGCCCTCTTGGCGTGCGTTTAACGTTCATGTTGCTGGTAATGGCGTTGCTTGCCGGGCCGCCGTTATTCATGTCAGCTATAAAAGCTTCAAGCGTCCATGAACCATCGCCGTTCTGCGTAGTCTGAGCATCAACAGACGCGGATGAGTAGTTGTAGATGTTGAGAATCGGAGCACCGCCCCCTCCACCTGAAGTAATGTCCTTGTTGCTGAGCATGGTTCCATTATCGCCAGACACCATGTATTGGCTGCCATTATTGGCGCGGAAGATTTCAGGCTTATCGCCCTCGCCTACCTGGTACATGCCACCAGCCTTAATTGGCCCACCGTTCTTGCGTTTTCCTGACAGTGCCAGGATGCCAGCCATCGCACCAAGACCAATAGCCACTGCGCCACCGAATGAAGCCACGGAGGACATGATGGCCGCTGGAGTCCATGCCGCCGTAGTAGCCGCAGCCGCAGCCGTCGAAGTCGCTGTCGTGGTTGCGATGCCTGCCACCTGTGCGGTGGTGGATGCTGCAACCGCCGCGGTAGTGGCCGTCTGGCCCATAATGGCCGACTTAACCCACTCAATGCCCATCTGAACGAACGAGTTAACAACGCTGTTCAGCACGGTCATGCCGATACTGCGCATAGCATCGCTGGCCGACATACTTCCGGTGACAATGCCAGTCAGCGCATTGCTGGCCACCGAACCGAGAGAGTCGAAAGCCGCCGCTGCTGCCTGAGTGGCAGCGTTCTGTTGCGCCCATTCTTCCCACATCGCAGCGTTACGCTGATCACGATACTGCTGTTCGATAGCGGCACGCGCCGCCTCAGCCTCCCCGATCTTCTGCGGGTAAAGTTGGGCGTATTGTTGGATATCAGCTATGTCTTTCTGGTACTGACTATCCAGCCCGGCGGTTTTACTGGTTTTGCCCTGGATGGTACTGAACTTATTTGCAGCCTCAGTGCGCTCCCGTTCAGCCTTGGCCTGCTCACGCAATGCGTTGGCATTGTCCCAGGCTTTACCTGCCAGTTGCCCGGCCAGCAGAAGTTGTTCCTGCGTGGCTGTGTTACCTAGAGACTGTTGGGCATTAAGCACAGCCTGCGCTCTGGACAGTTCACCGACACTGCCAGCTGACAGCTCGGCCTTCTGCCTCAGTTCATCCAGCTTTTGATTAACAGATTCTTGAGCTTTGGCGTATTGCTCAGCTTCTTTCTGTGCAGCAGACTTTCCGCCTTTCGCTTTGCTGCCGGTAGCTGAGGCGGTAGTTTTAATCTCGATCGGCTTTGTGTTAGCCGCGGTCTGCGATGCTTTGGAAACAGCGGCCAGGTCGCCAACCAGCATGGCGGCTTTATTGCTTAGCCCGGCCAGCGCTTTGTTTTGCGCCTCCCAGCCATCAAGCCCAAGCCATGACCAGGTGCGGGCCCGGCGGGTAAACATCTCTGCTGTGCTGTTCAGATCTGAAATCTGCGCATCCGCTGAGATTGCCTTCCCCACCAGCCTGTCGAGAGCAGCCGTCATCGAGTCGATAACCGCAACCAGTCCTGTGCTTGCGCCTGTCGCCTGGTTAACCGAATCGATCATCGACAGGAATGAGTTTGTCAGTGCGGTATTAGCCTGTGAAAGCGTGCGCGGGAGTTTCTCGAACTCTGCATTCACTGAGCCGGTTTGCTTCTGAATGGCATTGAGAGCATCTTCTGCCGTCAGCTTCCCGTCCAGCATCAGCTGGCGAAGCTCTCCAATGCTTACACCCATCCCGGCGGCAATCTGCCGCGCCAGTTCAGGCATTTGCTCAAGGATGGAGTTGAACTCCTCCGCCCTGACAGTGCCGGATGAAATTGATTGACCGAACTGACGAAGAGCATTCGCCATTTCTTCGGAAGAGGATCCGCCAATGCGACCGATTTTCTGAAGCGTCTCGGTGAGTTGGATGATCTGGCCGTTGGTCGCTCCGGTATCGCGCAACGCCGTGCTGAGAGTCTCCCACAGCTTTGCTGTATCCTGTATCGAACCACCCGTTGCCGAACTGATGCGCATCAGATTCTGCATAGTTTGCGAGGCTGTCGCTGCGCTGCCAGTGAGCCTCTCTATACGCGCGTTGAGCTGGCTCATATTGTCAGCAGCAACGAGAAACGCCTTACCCCAGTCAACTACGAGTGAGGCGGCAATTGCCCCGGCGACGCGGTTGATGTTCGTCTGCAACTCATCCATCTTTTTGGCTGCATTGGTCGCCGAGTTGCCGATGGAGTCGAGCGACTTATTGGCCTTTCCCTGCGCCTTGAGCAAGCCAGATACATCGGCCTCGATGTCGTAATAAATCTCGCCTGCTTTCTCAGACATCAGTTTTCTCCGGGCATAAAAAAACCCACCGAGTGGTGGGTTAGTTATTCGTGTCGTTTATTGGCATCGTTCTGTGTAGGCCGGCGGTGGTGGCGTATCTTTCGAGCTGAGGAAGTGATCATCAAGGGTGTAGTCGACACCTTTTGAGAACATCCCCTTCGATTTCATTTTCAACTCAACGAAGAATGGATGAAACCCTGCATAGGCACCGAAACCGTTCTTTCCGTTAATCTCTCCGCAAACAACTGCGTTAACACGGCCATCATCGGCATCTGTCATCTTCACAACTTTCACGTTGCGGAACTGCGCACTGCCAGGATCAAGCAGATTGGCTGAAACTTCAGATTGCGCCAGAGAAATTGCCTTTTCCTCGCCCGGCTTGCAGCCAGACAGAACCAGTGGAATCACCAAAGCCAAAAGTATTTTCTTCACTCTTATCCCCTGAGTATTTTTGTCGTGCCATCATACGCCCGGTCAGGCGGGGCTGGTACATCCATTATTAACTCAGGTCGCTTTCTTTGCTGATTTTTCGCGCTCAATCATTTCCTGCCAACGGCGTTCGTCATCGTCCATAACCGCGTCATACTCTTCCCTTGTGAAGCCTTTCTGGTCAGGGTATTTGGCGTTAAGCATCATGGCGAATTCGGTCATGGTAAGGTTTTCAGCCTCTTCCCTGCTGATCCCGAAATGGTTTCGCGCCGCCATGATGTATTCAGTCGCATGAAACTCCGGCGTCGTTTCCTTGCTTTCGTGCTTCTGCAATTTACGAACCTTGGCCCGTCCGATAACGCCATGCATGATCAGCGACTGAGCTATCAGAATCAGGTTCTCAGGCGGGAGAGCGCCACGGCGCCATACAAACGTACGCCTTCCAGTGCGTGATGGCTCGTGCCAGCCTGTCAATTCAGAAACGTCCTCGTCACAGCATGACTGAATGACGTTAATAGCCGAGAGCAACGCCTCGCGCACAAAAGCAGCTGAACCTGCTGCATCCAGAGCCCACCTCGGCAGGGAAATATCACCGAAGTAGTAAGCGTAAAATCTACGCTGATGCTCAGGTATAGCACTGTGAATTTCCCTGGCCGCATCAAGCATTTTCGCCACATCGTCATTGAACAGTGCATAGAAAGTGCGAACGATATGTTCTGGCTCGCCGATCCGAGTCATGTTACGGAACGATGGCCGGAAGAAGTATTCACGGCCGCCAGCACCAATCAGGCACTCTCCAATTTCTTTCAAAGGGGTCATATCGCTCTCCATAACCAGTATCAAGGGCAGCACGCCGCCCTTTGTAGTGATTACGGCGCGGCAGTCACGGTAACTGCACAGGTGTCGGTGAAATCACCATCAGCAGTGGTAGCCGTAATAGTCGCGGTGCCCTCGGCAACTGCTGTCACCAGGCCGGTTGAACTGACGGTGGCGATGGATGGCGCCGAAGTCGTCCAGGTGATCGCTTTATTAGTCGCATCGGTTGGCTGAACCGCGCCGCTCAGTTGCTGGGTTGCTCCAACGACCAAGGAAGCAGTTGCAGGGGTAACTTCAACGCCAGTGGCCGCGATGGAATCAGCGACTTCAAACACAACGGTGTCGGCGTCGTAGACCTTCCACTCGCCGGAGAAGGTGGAGATATCGTTGGTACCGAAGTCACCAGACCATGAGGTGGTGTTCATGTAGCCCTGGATATAAGTACCGGCGTTCTCACCCGCGAAGTCGAAACGCACCCACAGATTAGGCTGACGGCCAGCCTGGACTTCATCAAAGATGTACTTCGACAGACGCCACGCGCCGATCTCGTTATCTTTATCAGACTTGCGAAACTCACCTTCGCCGGAGATCGTCAGATCCATGTTGTTGACCAGGTTCTCCACCAGCCCTTTGGCATCATCTGCCTCGGAGTTGATGGTATTCATCGAATAGTCGATGCCCTTGGTCGTCATAGCGCCGAGACGCTTCCACTCGGAAAGCGCTGGCACTGCATCGGGGCAGCCAAAGGCCATGCGTAGCACAGCTACTTTCCCGATCAGCTTGCCAAAATCATTAGCACAGCCTTGCATGTGTACCTCTCAAATAAAAAAGGCCGCCGGATGGCAGCCTGATGGGTTGGTGATGGGTTTATTCGCCGTAAACGCACATGAACTGGAGTCGGAAGACCAGGCGGCCCTCTTCGGTCAGGATAGGTGCAGGCATATTGCCGAGGTTTTGAATCAGGCCAAGGCATTCGTCGGTAATATCGTTCTGTTCGACATAGTTGATAATTTCCTGAGCCTTTTCAGCGGCTGCGCGGCGCTTATCTTTGGGGGAGATGATATCCACCAGCCCATAGTGATCAGCCCCGAGGTCATTTCGGATGTGGGTACCGCCGTTAGGCCGGAACACGATGAATGCGTCGGTTAACTTCGTTGTGTCGTCCCAAGCCAGCAACTGAACAATGAAGCCAGTGGTAAGCCCGGCATCAACGAAGTAGTTACGCACGCGCTCATACATGGCAGGTGTCATACTGAAAGCTCCTTGCGCATCACGGCATCAATCTGGCTGCGGGTGTCTTCAAAGCCTTTGGTGAGGAACTCTTTCTGCGCGGTGGCGCGGCGGAAGGTTTGCGGCACGTTCGGATCGTGTACGAAAACAGCGTAGTTCGCCGTGTAACCCACTCGCCCCGTCAGTCGAACGCCGTTGTTTATCAACTCCCGATACTGGCTATTCAACAGCGTTGAGGTGTCGATCGGCGTATAAAGCGCGGCCTGGGAGCTGCCGATCATCATTGCGGATTGTAGCGCCCTGACGACCTTTCGCCCTTTCACATCATTGATGATGCGGTTGAGCCCGGCTTTCGACTGCTTAACGCCATTCACTTTGATGCCCATGGCTTTCTCCAGGCAATAAAAAAGGCCGCCGGGGCGACCTTGTCTGAATGTGTTGTTCTACTTATACGTTATGCTGATTTCTTTCGATCCCTCTGACTCCTGCCATTCGAACTCAATGAGAAAGGATGGGTCATTACGAATTCGATCGGCAATTTCATTAAGCTTATCCGCAATTATTCCTGCTGACTCTGGAATGAAATTACCAGTGCCGTAACCGCTGACGTCAGACATGAATTACTCTCCAAAAGAGGGTTTATAAGAATTTATCATATACCAGTCAGTATCGCATAATCATCCGCCACTCGCTCGAACGTATCGGCATAGCGGATAACCTGGCGCACCTCATCGGCACCGGCGACAACCGGGTCGGGCTCGGTTGACGCGCCAATCAGCAGATAATCACCTGCGGCAGCAAGCGCGAACTCCGTCCAGACGGTGTTCTTCACGACGATTTCAGCGCCAAGGTTGGCTAACTTTGTGCTGAGCCCGCCCTCGTAGTCACAGAGGATTTGCTCAGGTTCGGCATAACCCAACGGATCGCCGTATTCGTCATTGCCTTCCAGCTTGCGCCAAATAGTTGCGGTTGCGGTGTAAGACCAGTTCGCTACCGATGACATCAGCCCTCCTTCCAGCTCAGCACCTTCGCGCCAGTAGCCCGGATGAGCGGGCAGTTGATATGCCATTCACCATCCGATTTCACGTAGCCGGTAGTCTCCCGCCCGGTGTCGGTAATCACCCATACGCGGGTGAACGAGCGAGGTAGCCCGTGCTTAACTGATTTGTACGTCATCAGCAGCCTCCGACCACCATGAACAGGCCGACACTGTTTCCGGCGCTGATCGGCAACTCGCTGGCGCAACCGCTGGTATCGAGACGGGCCAGCGAGTCGCGCAGCCAGGTAATGCTGTCATCACCGTACTCAAACGAGCGGGACGCACCAGACGGCGCACCCTGCGATTTGATGCGGCGTGCGCCGGACGACGTAGCCATAAGCGCTGCGGCATACATCAGGATCAGCTTCGCGGTGCACTCGTCATACCCAGCACCATCGAGGCACGGAATAATCTTGTTCACCACGCAGAGGATCGGATCCAGCAGCGCGCCCGGGATGGAGTAACCCAATTCACCGAGGAACGCCTGCACGTCTGCCGCTGCGATTGGGTCAGCCATGGTTATTTCGCCTTCTTGATTGCTTCCGCCAATGCTGCTTCGGCTTCGTCAGCGCGTTTGGTTTCTGCTGCCAGTGTGTCGGCGTGAGCCTTGTCTTTAGCTTCACCATCGGCGATTAGCTTTTGGTTCTGCTCCAGTGCGTCGGCGAGTTGCTTTTGAAGGGCCGTCAGATCTGCCGCAGGAGCGGAAGGAGTAGCCACTTCGAAGGTAAGCTTCTCGCCTTTCTTCTTGTCGGTCTCCTTCGCCTTGCCAGTGCTGATCCAGCGCTCAGCTGTTGCATCGTCCACATCCACCACTGAACCAACCTCCAGCTTGCGGAGG